ATTTATGCAAGAGGTAAAACAATTACAAAGCCAGTTAAGTGGAGAAGGAGAACCAGATCCTATTATTGCTTTAAAACAACAAGAGTTACAACAACGAGCACTGAATGATCAACAACGACTCCAATATGACCAACAACGATTAGGTTTTGATCAACAAAAATTACAACAAAAGGACGAAATAGATAGGGCTAGAATTGATTCATCAGAAGATATTGCTCAATTAAGAGCTAATGTTAATTTGAAAAAATTTAAAAAAGATGCAAAAGGTCCTGGATTTCAGTATATAAAAAATGGTGGATAGTACAGTATTAACGGCTCAACAATTATTTGATAATTATTTAAAACAAGTAGATCAAATGCTCAAACACAATGTACACAGTAAAGAACAATCGATAATTATGGCGGAGGCTTTACTAGTTAAAGTTAAGGAACTTTTTTTGTTGCAAGGGTACCCTGAGAATGTGGCTTTACTATTTGTAGAACATGCTTTACAAGAATTAAATGAAGATAAACCAACAATACATTAGAGGAGAAAAAAATGGCATCACCTAAATATATAAATGGATCTAAATATCCTAATGCTAAGATGACTATTTCTGATGATTTAAATCCCTATGTAAGTCCTTGCACTAATAGAAATTATGAAGTTTCTACAGCAGCGATGCAAGTTCAAGGCCCTACAAAAATAGATAATTTAGGATCAGGACCAAAAGGACAACGTAGTAAAATGCAAATTAAAAAGGTACCTTTTAAAGGATTAAAATAATGGAAACCATCCTTACTTTAAATGCTCATTATAGCGAAAGGTATGGATGGACTTTAAAAAAAGAGGAAAATACAGAGGATTGTAAAAATTGTGGACATGGATGTCATTGTAGTGATGGTAGTTCGTGTCAATCATGTGATTGCAAAAACTGTCAACATACTGTAGATTAACCATCTTAAAAAAGGAGGTTGTATGAACCTATTAAAAGATTTATGGGCACACATTAAGGAGTGGTCAGACTGGAAAGCCAAGGACTGGATTAAGGCAGGTATTGTTGCCATCGTAGTTATTTGGGTTATCGGTTGGATGACTGGTGGAGCTGCATAATGTTAAACTTACTCGGAGGCATACTAGGTGGAAAAGGCGGGGCCTTAAAAACCATTGCTAAAGTTGTGGACGAGATTCATACTTCAGAAGAAGAGAAATTAGATAAAAAGATTTTAATGCAACGCATTCAACAAAAACTTGCAGAAAAGCAATTAGATGTTAATGCTAAAGAAGCCAGCCATCGCAGCGTATTCGTTGCTGGCTGGCGACCTGCTATAGGCTGGTGCGGAGCCCTTGCTCTGTTCTTCGCCTTTATACTGTCTCCCTGTATTGAATGGTATGCAAAATTTTCAGGTATAGATATTGTCCCACCTGCTATAGAAACTGGTCCCTTACTAGCAATTGTCACTTCAATGCTCGGCGTATCCGGTCTCCGCACTTTTGAGAAGGCAAAAGGATTAACTAAGTAATGGCAATACCTAAATCACCAGGCATGGGTGTTAGACAACGTATTGCTAATGCTGCAAACTTGGGAAGAAATATTGCAAGAAAACCTATTGGAGATCCCACAGGTCAAGGTTTAAAAGGTAAAACTTTAACTGGTGGGGCTATGCAAATAAAAAGAAATGTTGGAACTAAAGTTCCTGAAACAAAAAAGAAAGGTGGAATGGTAAAAAGTTCTGCTCAAACATCGGTTATTAAAGGAGCACAAGTAAAAGGTTCTAGAGAAGGTTCAGTTATTAAAGGACCTAAGGCTAAAGGTTCTAGAGAAGGTTCAGTTATTAAAGCTAAAAAAGGTGGTTGGATTCAAGAGGCAATTAAAAAACCTGGGGCTCTTCGTAAATCTTTAGGAGTTAAAAAAGGAAAAGATATTCCCGCAAGTAAATTAAATAAAGCGGCAAAGAAAAAAGGGAAAATGGGGCAAAGAGCAAGGTTAGCTAAAACATTACGTGGTTTTAAAAAGTAATGCCTTTTAAATCTGCTAAACAGAAAAAATATTTATTTGCTAATAAACCTAAATTGGCTAAAAAATGGGCAAAAGAATATAAGGAAGGAGGACCTATAAAATCTAGAGAAATACCTTTAAAAGGAAAATTTAAAAATATTAATAAGAAAAAACAACCAATGACAACGAGAGTTGTAATGAAAGGAGCAAGATAAATGTCAGAAGTTTTAAAAAAAAGAATACGGGATCACGAAGGGTTCATTGCAAAGCCTTATCTGGACTCGTTAGGAAAGGCCACCATAGGCTACGGCCATCTCATTACCGAGGAAGATAATTTTGAAGAGGGAAAAGAGTACTCTAAAGATGAATTATTAAAATTATTTGATAAGGATTTTGAAAAAGCAGAAATGGGGTGCAACCAATTAGTGGGACATATTCTAGAACTTCATATTGAAGCAAAAAATATAGTAACGGAAATGGTGTTTCAGCTTGGGACACAGGGGGTTAGAAATTTTAAAAATATGATCTCAGCCCTTGAAGCACGTGATTACCAAAGGGCGAGCGCCGAGATGCTTGACTCGAGATGGAATGTACAAACCCCAAATCGTTGTCAAAGTTTGGCAAAAATTATGTCTACATGCAGTTAGGAAAAGATTTATATAAGGCGCTATTAAAGCGTTATGAACATGAGATAGCAGATGCTACCGCTCGATTAAAAATTTATTTTGAAAATCCTGTAGGAATTGGCGAACATCCTCAACATACTGAGGAAATGGATAAATTATTAAGTCAACTCTCTTCTGCTGAAGATAATAAAGAAGCATTAGAAAAAAATTTTAAAAATATGTACGGATTGGATCACGAATAATATGGACATTATAAAAGTTGTTGAATGGTTAAAAAAAATAATAAAAACTAGACAAGACGACGCGGAAACAGTTATAACAAATGATGTAAAAACTTTAGAAGATTATAAGTATCTTTTAGGTAAAATACATGCTTATAGGGAATTAAGACAGGAACTCACGGACCTGCTAAAAAAACAGGAGCAATTGGATGACAACTTTAAAAACTAATACCAAACCTAAATTAATAGTTCCAAAACATGTTTGGGACACAAAAACCCCTGAAAAACAAAAAAAAGAATTAGAAAAAGTACCTCGACCTACTGGTTGGAGAATGGTTTTGTACCCTTTAAAATTGGAAACTAAAACTTCAGGGGGATTACACCTTACTGATGATACTGTAGAACAATCTCAAATTGCAACGAATATATGTAAGGTTTTAAAAATGGGACCAAGTTGTTATGCGGAAAAAGAAAAATTTCCTCACGGACCTTGGTGCAAAGAAAAAGATTGGGTTCTCATTACCAAATATGCGGGTTCAAGAATTCGTATTGAAGGGGGAGAACTTAGAATAGTCAACGATGACGAAATACTGGCCATCATCGATGATCCGAGAGATATTTTGCCAGCTAACATTTTATAACATGGAGGTACCATGCCAGAAGTAGAAAAAATAAAGTCAGAATCAGAAAAAATGGTTCCGATAGATACATCAGGTGATCCTGTTGATGTAGAATTAAAAGATGATAAAGAAAAAGATGAAGAAGTAGTTGCTGAAGAAGTACAAGAAGAAAAAGCAGATAATTCTCTTACCGATAACAAAGAAGAAGCCGAAGAATATTCTCAAGCAGTTAAAAAAAGAATTGATAAATTAACTTTTAAAGTAAGAGAAGCGGAACGTCAAAGAGAAGAAGCTCTTAGATATGCTCACTCAATTAAAAAAGAACGCGATGATTTAGGTAATAAAATTAAAAAAGTTGACGATGGTTATTTAACTGAATATTCCGCTAGAGTTAAATCTGAATTAGATAAAGCTCAAGCTATTTTAGCTCAAGCTATTGATTCTGGTGATGCTAAAAAACAAGTAGAGGCAAATAAAGCAATTGCTAAACTTGCAATTGAAGAAGAAAGAGCTGCTTTATCTTTAAAACAAAGAGAACATAATAAAGATAAAAAAGAGCCAGAAACTAAACAACAACTTCCTCCTTCGATTGAAAAAGCCCCTCCTCCAGATCCTAAAGCAGAAGAATGGGCGGGAAAAAATGAATGGTTTGGAAAAAATGAAGGTATGACTTATACTGCTTTATCAATTCATAAAAAATTAATTCAAGAAGAAGGGTTTGACGGAAAGAGCGATGAGTATTATAAAGAACTTGACAAACGAATTAAAAAAGAGTTTCCTCATAAATTCGAGGATAAAGACAAGAGCAATCGAATAGTTCAGACGGTTGCCTCTGCAAATAGATCGACAAAATCTGGACGCCGCACTGTGAGACTCACACCTTCACAAGTTGCTATCGCAAAAAAACTAGGTGTGCCCTTGGATGAATACGCAAAACACGTGAAGGAGGCGTAAATGGAAAAAACTGAAAATAAAGTTGAACAAATTAAAAAGACCTCACGCAAAGCTGAAACCCGTGAAAAGGTTGCTCGTAAGAGAGGATGGGTTCCTCCATCAAGCTTAGAGGCACCAGAACCACCTGAAGGATTTCACCACAGATGGGTTCGTGAATCGTTTAGAGGTGAGCCAGATGAAAAAAATATCATGGGTCGTCTCCGTTCGGGTTACGAATTTGTTATGTTAAGTGAGTATCCTGATCGATTAGACTTACCATCTGTCGCTGAAGGTAAATATAAAGGTGTTATAGGAGTTGGTGGATTGTTATTGATGAGATGTCCTATTGAAGTTAAAGAGGATCGAGATGCCTATTTTAGGCGCTTGACTGATGATCAAATGGCTTCTGTTGATAATGATCTAATGAAAAACGAGCATCCGAGCATGCCAATCTCAAAAGAGAGGCAGAGCAGAGTAACCTTTGGTGGAAAAAAAGACTAATTCGTAGGATTTTTGACCTCCAAAACTATTAAAAGGATGTTAATATGGCAAATATTGATAGCGCATTTGGTTTAATACCAATTGCAAAAGTTGGTCAAAATCCAAATAATGGTGGTTTAACAAAATACTCAATTGCGGACAATCAAAGTACAGCTATCTTCACAGGGGACCCCGTTACTTACAAAAACGATGGAACTGTAGAAGTTGCTGATAATACGAAAGCATTGTGCGGTGTATTTAGAGGATGTTTTTATACTGATCCCTCTACAAGTAAACCAACATGGCGACCATATTTTCCTGCTACCACATCACCTGGTGATGCAGTAGGATTTATAGTGGATGACCCTCAACAATCGTTTATCTGTCAACAAGATTCTGATTCAGTAAATCTTGTGGCGGCAAACTTAAATGAAAACGTGAATTTCGTTTTCGGCGCTGGCAATACCGTTACGGGTGTGTCTGGCGTAGAAATAGATTCAAGCAGCAAGAATACTACTGCTACTCATCAAGCGAGATTAATTAGTTTTTGGGATACCCCAAGTAATGATAGCACTGCTAATAACAGTGTTTTCGTTATTAAAATTAATAATCATCAACTTATGGGTGGTACTGGTACTCAAGGCGTATAATAGGAAAGGACTAGAAAATGGCAATTAATAGAGCCCAGCTCGCCAAAGAGCTAGAACCTGGTTTAAACGCCTTGTTCGGTATGGAGTATAAAAGATACGAAAACGAATCTGCTG